TACCATTGCAATAAAAGCATTTCCATTTATTATCGTAATATTCAATTACAGGATCGCCACTGCAATAAGGGCAAATTTGGGCCTCCGCTTCGGAGCCACCATTCGCTTTGTTGGTGGAAGGCCCACCGTTCCGCAATTCTTTGAGTGCAATATTTAACTCCAAAAATTCGCTTTGCGTTAAATCCACTTCCACCCTCACCATTTCACCGTCAAGACCAGACCGCCAAGGCTTTACTTTTATAAATTTCATTCTGCGCTCCTTTTATAAATAGGTGGGCTTTAGCGAAGCGACACCAACGGGAAAGTATGATGCTGTGCGCTTCGCATGGCACTCATACGGTTGTTATTTGTGCTATGCCCCTTGCTACGCTTCGCTGTGTGAATGTTCCTATTTCTTAACGGCACGGGCTTGCATTTGAGATGGTAACTTTTATTGGGAAAGTGCATATCGTCCCAAGCAAGTCCTTGCTTATATTCAGATGATGCGATAAATTTTCCACACACATCACATCTAACCCTTTCATCCGCATATCCCTCATATCCCATAGTGCCGTCTCCTATAGATAATTCACATTGAAAATAACTAGACGTATTATGCACCTTTTACATTCTGTCTAAATTTTCAACTGGGTTTGCCCATTCCATTCCCCGATTAATAACTTCAACTGCCTGCGCTTTTCATATACAGTGATGATCCCTCTTGCAAACTGCCAGAGAATTTCCTTCGTTCTTCGGACCAATTCAAGCCGGGTCATAATCACTCCTTATCCGGTATAGGTTCCTGTCTTCGGATCAAATTCCAGGCGAACTGTTCCACAATATCCATTCCGTTGAATAATCTCAATCGCTAGTTTGTACGGGTCTCCCTTCGAATAAAATCCCTCTCCCTTGAAAAAGGTTGTATTCGTCAGGGTCAAAAGAACATCCGCATCTTCCTTCGGGGCCTTCGTTTCTTTTACATCAGATGCCCGTGTCATTTTATTATCTCCAGGCTCATTCGCCTGAGTAGCCACGATCCCCAGGATATTATGTCGAGCGAAAAGATTGGCAAGCTCCCGGCTGAGAGTAGCCATACCCATCCGATAATCATCTTTCGACACACCACCGATTCGTTGAAGATAATCGATAATCACGATTCTGTATCCCCGGTTCACTGCAGACTGTATCCTCGCTTTCAACTGACCGGCATTGATCCCTCTCGCATTTAAAATTCTGAGTTGTCGATTCACTATTTCATGAATATTCATGCTGTAGTGATTGTATAAACTGAGAGGAGGTTTCTGCATGTAATCAAGATCGGAGAGGTCTTTTTGGGATATATTACTGGCAATCCTGGTATATAAATCCTCCGGGTGCATCTCAGCCGATACATAATAAACCTTATCACCACTCGATAAAAAGGATGCGATCGCACATTCCATCCAGGTCTTGCCGACCTTCGGAGGGGCCACAATAACGACCGTATTCCCTTCCTTCAATCGGACATAATCGTCAACGAGCGGTATACCAAGATGAAAAGTGCGACGAGGGTTTTCGTTTTTCTCCCAATCTTTATGCTTCCGATCGGCCAAATCCCGCATGGAATATTCTTCGAATTGATTATCCCCTATTCCCAGAGATAAAAGTTTTTCCGATACCTCCTGAATATCCAGTTCGTTCGGATTTGAGAAATGTTTATGGATGATCTTTGCGCTTTCCCGTACCCGCATGCATCGATCCAGGGTTTCAAACAACCGGCCGATTTTTGAATAAGAGGTTTTTTCAACCATTCCAATCAAATCAACGGTCTCATCATGATTCAAATATGTGGACAGGTCTGGAATTGAAACCGATTTCTTTTTCTCATAGATCGTAGCCATGGATAAAAAGACTTTCCTAGCAAATCCATCGAAGAAAAACCTCTCCCCAAGTTCAGGCATCCAAATATGTTGACCTTCCTCATCTGCCAATAGGGTCGCGATGACGGTCTGCTCTGCTTCTTTGTTGTGATATGTAATCGGTAATTCCATATTAATCCAAAAACGGGAGTGAAGGCTGAAATTGTCCCTCCCGGTTATCCTCCTTAAACCATACGGATATTAATTTCTGTTTCCAGTTCTTGACCTGATTTCCTTTGCTGTCCTTCCAATCTGCTGTATCGTAATATTCAAAAGCCTTTTCCGCTATTCCAGAGTATCCCTTTTCCTTACAATAGGCCTTGAATTCTTCTAAGGTCGGGGGAATAAATTTAGGGGCCGGTTTGCTTTCTCCTTTTCCTTTTCCCTTTTTATTTCCTTTTCCTTTTACTTTTATCTCTGAATGTCCGTTTTTTCGGAAACGCTTTCCCATATAAATCAATATGTTAGGCAGGGTGATTATTACTTTATTATGGGTTTGTTTTCCGAATGAAGTAGAAATGAACTCGGAATGAACCGAACACGTTTTGGAAATCAACTCAAGATAAACCCGCAATGTTTTCGGTTTAAGGTGAAGTTCCCGGCATAAAATATGCTCTGTAGTCATGAATTTGTTAACCGGTTCATCTTTATGGATTGTACTTTCCATATAAAGCTCTTGAAGGACCCAAAACCGGCCGTAATCTTCCATTCCCCCATGGGCTATTAATTCAGATAATCCGTCTTTTTTCCGACAATTCATATCATGTTGAAACCATGTTTTGACGGGCATTTTTTACCTATTTAAAATGCCAGCCCTGTAACCCCATACCAGGCTAATGGAAAATGGGGTTGAACAGGGCTATGGATCGAACACAGGGCACGATCTGGCTTTTTACAAAACTTTATTTACTTCTAGGAATAGCCTGGATTTCATAGCCTGGATTTTCATACCACATAAAATACATTATTCTCCTTCCGTGTCAAATGTTTTTTTTTGACTTTGCCATGCACCTTCTGTACCGCTCCAGGTTGCACGATTTCAGGTGTTCCAAAATTTTCCGCTTTTCCCTTCCTTCCGGGTATGATGCAGAAATTTCCAAACACTTTTTAATCTGCGGGCAGGGTTTCACGATTTCAGCCTATTCCTTAGTTTGTTGCGGAGATCAGTCAGAAACTTTATTTCCTGATCGATTAGTTTGTCGGTGAGAGCGAAGTTGATCGGATAGCACGAATCTTTTTCGAGTGAATACACGATTGATTGGTATGGTGTGTTTTTGCAGCCCGTAGCTTTTGTTTCTTTTCGGATTGGACACTTATAACAGGATAATTGACCAAGCAGATATTCCTCGCAAAGAGCGCACGCATCAGCGCCGATCTCAATTTCCCTGTCACGGTCAACATTTCTCAAGCGGTCTTTATTGTCCTCCCAATGCAGTATTGATGCTGCCAGAAGCTCAATATCCCGCTCAAGTTTTTTTATTTCTCCTTTTGTCATTTTGGTTCCTCTCTTAAAAGTTGCACCATTGCGTCTCGAATTTGGGACAGGGCCATATATTTTGCAAAGCGGATTGTGGTTTCTTCTGGCACGAAATCGGAGAAAACTGAAAACCATCCAATATGTTCCTTTTCATAGTCATCCATAGTATTATCTATGAGTTCAATGGTCATTTCAATTTCGTTACTGAATGATGTTTTAGGCATTGGACAAATCCCCCTCTACTTCATCTTTAAAACTGCCACATATTACCTTGTATACGGGTTTTTCCTCAACGCCAATTTGCACGAACCGGCAAGCCTCGCCGCTTTTACCTGCATTTTGGGATAAGTGGGCGAAGACTGAAACAGGGGCAAGGTTATCAAAAATAAAATTCCATATCCTCACGCGTGACTCTCCAAGATCGGTTGGTTTTTTCTCAAGGCGGTAGCCGATTTCACGAATAAAAGAAAATAAAGGATTTAATTCTTTTAATTGTGTTGGACACACAAAAACCGTTATTCCGTCAGGGGCCACCATTAATCTTGCGTCTAAATTATCACATTCTTTTTGAATATAATTTTCAAAGTCGCAGACCTCATCATCCCATTTTTCCATCTCGTCAATCATTTTTTGCAGTCTACCAATAGATTCACTCAATTTTTCATTCATTTGGTTTCCCTTTTTTTGTTTTATGGTGGACAACGTTTACCGCACGGGCGATAGTTTTTTAATCTCGCTTCGTAAAAATTTTGCATTTTCAGCAATCCACGGCTCTGATTTTGGAGAACAATATTCTAGCCTGTCAAGAGATTCAAAAATTTCGCCCTGCGGTTGTTGTGGCTGCTCTGCCCCACTTGCCGCTTCCGTGCCGCCGTTCTTATGTTTGGAGTTTGCGCGAGCCTTTTCCACTTCCTTTTCTAACCAAAGAACATAATGTGTGGTATGATATGTAAATTCAGACGTTGGCAATACAGGTCTCTTACATATCATCATGTGCTTTTTATATTCAGCCATAAGTTGTGTATTTTCCATAGCGCTAACTCCTTTCATATTAGGCGGCATGTGCCACAACGTGTGATAAATGGTGCAGTTGGCGGCCCCTACCGGAGTCGAACCGGACCTCCACCGTTGGACCTTGACGTGGCCATCACCGCGATTATCCAGGGCCGACAATTGAACCATTTATTTGTTAACCGAAGGACCGGCGTTCCGCTGATTTAGTGAGCGTATTTCAGATAAAAGATCGACCATTACTTCCTTTAACGAAGGCTCATGATAACCATTCCAAATATCGGCAGCAGCACGAACTGTTAACTTGGTACTTGTCTGCATTCCGCACTTACACCTGATTAATTTTTGACCAGAGTTATAAGTTACAACTGCTGGAATTCCACCGCACGTTTTACATGCTTCTAATTTCAAATCATCCACAAGCGAACTCCTTTCATAAGCCGGTATTTTGGTTAATGTGTTGCGTTATGGTGCTTTTTTAATTGCACCATGACGCTGTTCTGTGTTGGCCGGGCGTTCCGATTTCTCAGCGCGCCTCTTTTTATACCAATATTCATAAACAGTTGTTTCACGTAAATCACCTTCTGAAAATTCCTCAATATCATTTCCATATTCTTCCAAAACCTTTTCACAAATATCACAAAAATAAACGGAATATATTTCACCATCGACAAGAGTGTCTCGAATTACCATTGACCCCGATGGAATAATATCCATACAGCCAGTACAATAATGTGGCTTCCTTGTTTTTACCTTTTTACGATTAATAAAATTCATTGGCGCGCTCCTTTAATTAGCCCGGCTTGCACAGAACGTGCTGCCGAATGTGTGCCTGTTTTAATGGCATCACTTCGGCTTGTTGTATGTGCCTTACTCCCTGCTACGCTTCTCTGAAATCGCGTTCCGATCTCTGCCGGGAGCGGATTAGAAAGGTAAATCGTCGTTATGCTTTTCATTTTCAACCAAAATTTTAATGTCAAACAAAGGTAATATTTTAATTAAATCGGCGCGAAAAATATGAAAACCGTGATACCGTGAAAACCTATCTCCGACATCCCGATAAAGATGCAATGAATCTCCATCTTTTACCGCATGACCGCCATTAATTGAAACTACCTGTTTATCCATTTGTACCTCCTTAGCTCCCGGCTATTATGGTAAGCGATTTTTGCATACAACGTGCGACGAATGGTGATGCCTATATAAAAGTACCACCAATTATTTTATTAAGGCAATGCTTACACATTTTACCGCCGCCCATCAAATGACATGTACAGGTTTCACCATTCGTTTGTTGTGGGATGGGAGCCGATTCCTTATATTCCTTTTCCATCTTCGCGGCCTGAAAGCAAATTTCATGCACCCGACGACCGTAGCCTCCATCCCTGTAAAAATCACCAAGTTTAATATCTTTACCACACTCAGCACATGAGTGCATTGAACGACATTCTCGAACCGGATACTTTTCATAGGCCGCGATTTTCATTTTATAGGCTCCTTTCCCACAACTGTCCAAAAGATGCCCTTGTTTTTATTTTAACTCCCCGGTTTCAAGATTATATTTTTCGCTGGAAATAACTTCTTTGATGTGGGCTTCCTCCCCCTTGGTTCTCGGTTTCCCGTGGCCGAACTCCAACATGCAGACTTGTTCAATCCAATCCTCATTATTCAAACCCTGCTGAACATCCTTGCGAAGATCGGCGATCTCGTCTATCAGGTCGAACTTAATTTTCCCACCTGGAAGTGCGACCCCGCTGCGAATCCGGTAATCGTCTTCAAGTTGAAGGTTGCTGATCCCCATTGCCTTTTTAAGAGCGTGGGCCTCAGCTACCTTTTTAATCATGTCTGCGGGGTGTGTCGCCCATGCGTTGTACTTTTTATTGTATGTGTCGAACTCGACAAGCTCAATCGTTGGCTCTCCTTCTTTGCGAAACACGATCGCATAAGCACCAATGATTTTTCCACGTTCATCACCAAACGCTGTGATTTTGTGTTCGATCTTACCGTTTGGAATGTCAATTGAATACTCGTCGCGTTCCCTGATTTCGCTTGACCGGATACCACTGAAGGCAGGGTTTTTCTGTGCTTTTTTAAGAAACCCATCACGACCGGCAAAGACGATCATGTTTCCCTTTTTATCCTTATAACACCATATTTCTTTCATGAAAGGATCAAGCTCAGTCACCCGGCACACGTTGAGAAAATAAGCCAGCTCCAGGTCGGTTGTGTTCTTTGCGACCGTGCTTTTCACGATTGCCACCTGCTCGGCTGTCATGTTTGTGGTCCCGGCTATCTTTTCAAGTTTGGCGTTCGTTTCTATTACTGGAATGAGACTTTTAGACATTATTGTCCCCCTCATATAAAATTTTATGGAGTGCCCATTGCTGAATCTCCAGGGATTCGGCATAGTTTGAATATCCAGGCCATTGGCCTGTTGACTGACAATCTGCATAAAGCTCGATGGCTTTCTGGAAGATCACCCGCCCGGCTTCAAGGCTCTCGACTTCCATGTTATACGGGACCACATCGAACGGCTCGGTGACTTCAGCCGCGATGAACGAAAACGGAATTTTCCACTCGGTCTGATAGGTGCCGGTTTCAGCGCAATGCAGACCGTCGAGGTACATTGAAGCCTGGACATAATACTTCAGGTTCGTGGCGACCCGAGAGAATTTCCCCGGTGTTGGGTCGTCCGTGCATTTCAGATCCACCACTCGCTCGCCCTCGATCAGAATATCCGGTCGGCCTTTGCACATCACGCCGGTTGCAGGGTCTTTCCAGATTATTGTAACCTGGTGTTTGCCGCCGAGCCACTTTGATGCTGTGGGGTGTTCCATGATCGCTTTGACGACCAGCTCTGCCCGGTCGTAGTCAGCTTGTTTCAGGCAGTCTTTCCCTGCTTCCACCGCATCCGCAATGGCCTGTTTGCACGATTTGGAATTCATGTTCCAGGGTTTTTCCTCGCCTTTTCCGTTGATGTAGGTATCGGGGATTTTGAAAAACCGCCGTTCAACTTCTTTCTGGTCAAGCAACAGGGCATCGACAAGGGAGCCGAATGCCATGATCGGGGAAGACTTTTGTTTTTCCGAAAAATAATGCTTTAGGTGTTTCGGGCTTTTCAGGATCGGATCGACAAAAGACTTTGAGAAGCAAGGCAGATCCAGGTATTCGTCGAACGGAATATCTGTATAAATTCCTGGTTTCAGGTCTTTCATGCTAAACCACGCTTTCGATTAAGGTTGAAAATTTTGATCTCGGGATCACTACCGAGCCGGTTATCTTTTTGCGGCCCCTGTTCTCCTTGCACATCATGTAGATATTAACCTTAGTGACCTTGGTAATACGGTATTTGATTTGCCCCGCACCACGGGCCACGGCAGTCTTTCCGACAAGGTTCATTCTTTCTCCTTTATGCAATGGTCTGAGCCTTCTTTATCGTTATACCAGAACGTCCAGCCGGTTTTCTCGTACCACATGAAGCACCCGTCATCCAGGAACAAGGCAGATCCAGACCTCGGGCTGTGAATATTACCCCGGTCGATTGCCTTCTGAATCAAGCGGATTTTCATGCTGAGAGGGCAATGGTCGGTCATGCTTTTCCCTCATGCTTGGCTTTGAGCCAGGCGTTGACAGTGTTGATTTCGTCATCTGTCAAATAAGCTGTTCTTATATCATTACGGTCAATAGACTTTAGATATTCCATGTCCTCCTTACTCAATTCTTCCGGCATGAGCCGCTCACCTTGGCAAGCTTTGGCAAGGTCTTTGACAGAAACGTATTCTTCCCCATAGTGCTTTAAGTTCATCGGTGTCTTGGCCATTATCTTCTTAAACACCGGATTGTCCATCGGGTCTTGGTTGTGTTTCTTCAGAACGCTTATAACAGCCATTGAAAGGGTTTCATAAGCCGAATCTGTACGTGCGTTTAGCTTGGTTGATACTGTGTCAACAGCTTCCCGAATCTCCTTCTCTGTCCACTTCCGTTCTTCCACAGGTTCCTCTTTCGGTTCCCATAAACTGTGATCAATGTCACACTCACGGCATGGCGGGGCATATCTATCGACATCCGCATATTTGCAATTTTTACAGAGTTTTATCATAGCCCCTCCTTCATCCCATACAGCCACATGAGTCTGGCAAAGGATCTTGTTACATAACGGTCGTAAAAATCATACTCCACATTCCTTGAGAGAACATATTCCTCCCCCTTTATGGCCTCATCAACCAACTCCATGATGTCTGCCATCTGGTTACTCGGCTCCCATTTGTCGAAATTGGTATCGCATTCCCGGCATGGGGCATCTCCAATTATGACCATTTCATGTTTGCAATTATTACAACGCTTTTTCATCCCTGCACCTTTTTCCCTTTCTCTTTCTTTAGTTCGACCTAATATCAAACTTTTTAGGGTTGTTTAAAATTTCCTTAACGTCGTCGATCATGTTGTCATGGATGCAGGAACCGAATTCGCAATCCTTGTAAATATCAATTTTTGTTCCCAGCAGGTAACATCCAAGAAGATCAAACTCCTGTTCGTCCGGGGCTGTCCTGTACACGTCGATCTCGTAAGTCACCTTGATTTCATCCTCCCCGGTTGAGAGGGATTTGTCGGCAAAGTATATTCCATCTTCAATCATTTTGACCCCTTTTCCCCTGTGTCCTTTTTGGGTTTATCCCAGTACGGTGATCGGCACTTAGGACACGTGACCGGCCTAACCTGGGAACGCGGGAACCATCTGTGACCACACCGAGAGCACTCAAATTCTGTTATCGCTTTTTGCATTTAACCTCCTTTGTTGTTACATATAAGATAAGCGCATACGCTATTCATTGCAAGAAAAAAAGCATGTCATAATGTTATTTTTATCTATGTCACAATGCTAAAACTGTAGATATATTCCACAAAAGTTGACATTTTTCACACTTTAGTATATATTAAAAACATGGATACTTTACAGGCACAACTCCATAAACTTTTAGAGCTTGATGTAAACCCGGAGATGCGACGAGTGATTAAGCGTTCGCGCCCTGACACTTCTAACGATCCGGAACGCGACCAGCATGAGTCAAAGGAATTCGAAAACAAAATTCTGTTGACCCGTGCCGCTTAAAAATCTACATTAGAAAGCATGAGCATCCGCCGCACAATTAAAATCATCATCAAGGACATTATTTCTGTTTTCATTTGGTTTGCTGCGATTTATCTTTTGTCCTGCACGGTCACGCTGAAGGTTGAGGTTCCAGAAAGAATCAGGGTTTATAACTACGACATACCAGATTCGGTAATAGTCAAAGAGTTTTACGAAAAACCGTTCCGCCTCGACACCATCCCTACAGCACCAGGAAGCAGCTTAACCCCTGAAGAAAAGCAATGGCTCCGAGAAGGTGAGAAGGATGTGGCCGTTGTTGATTCACTCGCAAACTGTGTTGAGGAAAAGGTGAGGAAACAAAACAACAAGAGGTGAACTGATGAAAGAAATGTATTTAGAGTGCATGGCATGCTTTACAGACCCAAATTCAAAAGCACTTATTGACGCTGGTATCGAGAGCGCCGCAGACGATTGGGGACCGGTCACAATTAAGATAAATAGCATCAAGGCTTTTAACGAAACCGAAAAAGAATATCCCAATTGTTCCTGTATTCGGATTTCTGGAAATGAGAATGCCGGAATGATTATCAACGTTTCATACATTGATCTCAAAAGGGTCATAGAGGATTACACGCAAACAAAAATTGTCAAAATTTCAACAAAGCAACACGTTTAAGTTATGAGCAAGAAACCCGACAAGATTTCAAAGCGCGGCAGGGTCAACGAGGGGAGACCGTCAAAGTACGATCCTTCTATTCTTCCCTTGGTTAAAAAACTGTGCGAAGTCGGCTGCACAAACCTTCAATTGTCCGTTGCTCTCGGTATTGCTCCACATACGATTGACAATTGGAAGCTTGAATACCCTGAGTTTCTGCGCACCATAAAGGAAGCAAAGACCGACGCAAACGGTGCTGTCCGTCGTGCATTGTGGGAAAGGGCAATAGGTTACGAACACCCAGACCTTCACATTTCAAACCACAACGGATTAATTACAAAGACCGAAATCATCAAGCACTATCCGCCCGACACCGCAGCAGCTTTTATCTGGTTGAAAAATCGCGGTGCTCTCGATCCCGATACTGGAGAGGAAGAGGTTTGGAAGGACAAACAGGAAGTTGATCACACGCACAAAGTTGAAACCATAAAAATCACCGTCGTTGATCCGAAAAAAGAATGAGCCAACCTTTTTATTTCGTCTTTTCTGCTTTCGTCTTCCTTCCGGTCGTTCTCGGTGTTTACCTTCGCATCGGCAGCGAATCGGCCATGACCGTGGCCCTTGTGCTTCTCGGGTCTTATTGCTGGATCAGCAAGACCGGGGCGCGGGTCTGGCATAACTTCCATTTTCTCCCGATTGTCTATCTTTGTTACCAGGCGACCAGATCCTATTTTGCGACCGGCGGCTGGATGTTGGGACACCTGGAGCTTGCCAGGCTTGCTATGGCTACGGGAATAATCATGTGGTTATGGCAGTCCGACGTTAAGCTGGAGACCGTTGCCAAGATTGCGACCGTGGTATTGATCATCGAGTGCGGCCTTGCTTTTTTCGATCTCGGCACATGGTCAAAGCATAATGAATCTGTTTTCGTCGGAACAATCGGGGCGAGCAATAAGTTCGCATATATCATTCTGTTTCTGATCCCGTTTCCTTTTTATGTGCTTCAGTTTAAACGGTGGCGGAAACGAGCGATTGCGGCTATACTGCTTTCTGCTGTAGCTATTGTTGGCGCATCTTCTCGGGCCGGTTGTGCGGTGGCCTTTCTTGAGTATGTCGCTTGCGGTTGTTACTTCTCACGCGGGATCAAGGGAAAAAGGCGGTTGCTTGTGGTCGGGTGTTTTTTGATCTTTGCCGGGATTGGTGCAATGTTCATGCCGCTAAACAAATCCCTTGATGATTATAACCCATTTGGTCAAATTTCAATATGGGGTCGCAATCAATGTGGTTTTCCTGAAGTTTCGCGGGAAATGTTTATGAAAAATCCTTATTTCGGTGCCGGGCCTGGGACGTGGGGTTATTATGCAGATAAGGCAAAAACAAGATATTATCATCCACATAACGAATTCGGTCAATCACTCGCAGAAAACGGGATCATCGGAACTGCCTTCTTTGTGTTCCTGATGACTGCCGCAACGGTCGCCTGTTTCCGTAAATCGTTTTATCTCGGTGTCGCCTTTGCCGCAACGATAATCACCTCATTCGTGTTTGGCATGAGGACACCGGAGCACACTTTCTATATTGCCACGGCCATCGGGTTGGCCGGGCAGGTTAGGAGGAATCAATGCCTTGTAAAAATTGCGCGGTAGCTATTCATTGTGTTGGTCTCGGGATAAAATATTGTCCTTGGTGTGGGTTTGCATTAAATACTCGATGTCCAGACCTTACAACAGTCAAACCTTCACCGTATGCTGAGCGAATTTGTGAGTCAATGCTGAGGGCCGGGCAGGTAAAGCCGGTTCGATATTTGACGAGGGTTTAATCTTTTACTCCAACAAGGAGAGGCGAATGAGCAAAGAGGTAAAGTCGGCGCTGTTTTATGGATTGTGTATTGGAAACTTAATTTACATGGTTGGTTTCTATCTTAGTGGATGGCAGTTTGAAAGAGGTGGAGAAGCGATAACCGCACTATTCGCATACTTAATGACGGTCTTTCTTTCGATATGTATTGTTGGATTATTTCAAAACACGTAAAGGAAGACAAAACAATGGAAACCCCAAATAAAACCTGCCAGGTTTGCCGTTGGTGGACGGTCGCAAGAAAAGACTATGAGCATGAAGGGTATTGCCGCCGCCGTTCTCCAATCAAAGTGGACGACCGAAATTATGCAATATTCCCGATAACCCAGGACGTTGATTGGTGCGGGGATTGGGATTTAAAAATGGACAACCTTGATAAATTGAAATTAAAAGGTCTTGCTGAACTTCATGAAAATTTTAAAAAAATAGTATAATCATGGACTTAAATATCCAGCTCAACCGCAAAATGCTTGCCTTGTTTTACGACGAGGCCATGAATGAGCTTGTCGCTCGGTATCGGGTGGCTCGCGGTGGTCGAGGTGGGAGTAAATCCTATGGTTTCGGGGATATGTCAATCGCCAGGGCTTGCCAGGAGCGCACGGACATTGCGGTCTGCCGGGAATACCGATCCACGATTAAGGGCAGCGTCCACAAGATAATCTGTGAGCGTATCGCATACCACAATCTTGGCGAAGCCTTTGACATCACGGATGCCTCGATCACAAACAGGTACACCGGCAGCAAATATATTTACCAGCACCTTCACAACAACTATACCGAAGTCAAGGGCCTTGAAGGAACGGATATCTGCTGGATATTTGAGGGGCACGACCTGCAGGAAGAAAGCTGGAAGGTTCTGAACCCGACGATCCGGCGCACACCTCGGATGAAGAAAGACCCTGAATTCTGGATCGAGTTCAACCCGCAGTTTGAGGATGATTTCATTTACCGCCGGTTCATCGTCAACCCTCCACCTGACGCAATCAACACGCTTATCAATTACACAGACAACTATTGGTGCCCGAAAGATATGAAGTCCGAGGCTCAGAAATGTATGCTGGAGAACCCAGAGGAATATTCCCATATCTGGCTCGGTAATCCCCGGAACATCGGCGGGCTGGTCTATCCATCTTTCAACATGGAACACCATTTGAGAGAGGTCAGCATGTCCAGGATCGAGCCGATAGGTAATTTCTTCATGGGGCAAGACCCGCACACAACCTATTATCCGGCCTGTGTGTGGCTCGGCAAGGTGCCCCGTGGTGACGGCTCGTTTGATTATTACTGGTACAACGAGTTCCCGACCCGTGGGATGATGGGCGGCAAGTTCTATCACGAGATCCGAAAAGAAAAGAAATGCACGCTCACGCTGCGGGAACGGGCCAAGGCTTACCGGTTGATGGACAACACAACAGACAGGACATATCACGGCATAAAAGTCATGGCCCGAGGGATTGACACCCGCTTTGCCAAAGGTTCCGGGGCAGGGAGCACGACGACCAACACCAGGGGGATAATCGAGGAAATGGCCGACGAGCGCAACGGTGGATTGATATTCGAGACCCCGCCCGAGCACATGATCGACGTACAGCGCGACCGAATCAGAGAACTTCTTTCCTGGGACATTTTAACCCCGATGCACCGGATGAACGAGCCGAGAATGTATGTCATGCCGCATTGTGAGAACATAATCGACACCCTGAGATTCCATCGTTTTGACAAGGACGGCAAGGACCGAGAGGATGAAAAAAGGAAAGACTTTTCGGACGCGATGAAAATAACACTTGCGTTAGAGCAACAAAGAAAATACATTAATAAAGAGGACCAGGAAAAACCTCTCCCACCTGAATACGATCCCATAAAAGACATGGCTGCTGTTTACTTAGGCGAAGGAGCTGCTATTCATGCAGGCTCAAAAACTATTAATACAAGAATTACAACGCCAACTGCGAATTGAATACGGCGTGAAAAACAAGGGCAAGAGAAAAAGGCTCGCAAAAAACACGTTGAAACAATTATCAAAAGGGGTTCCTAAATGAAGAAATTGATTCTGGTCCTGATGCTGGCCGCTTCCTGTTTTGCGCTTAATGTGGAAAACTACACGGGTTACGGCGACACCGCAAACATTCATTCCTTCAACGCCGATTCACTTCTTTTCACTCCCTGGTTTCGACTGAGTTCATACCTGAATCTCCGGGTTGACGTTTTCGCCGACGACACCAGCTCGGACGGTTTCGCATCCGATTCTATCCTCTTTCATTGGGGAGTGCAGACCGGACACCCGGTTCTCAATTCCTCGAACACCAGGGACACCATGATCAACGAGGAAATGCTTGTCGTTGACACGATGGACGTGCAAAACGGGGCGTTTAACGACACCATGCTGGTAATCAGCGCGACCGGCTCTTTCTCCAACGTATTCAAACAGATGGACACAACGAACGTTTCCGGCTTTGTGACGCAGACCGCAAACGTATCTCCTGAGTGGGATGTGTGGTTCAGGGGATGGGTGCAGGGGCTTACCGGGAACAAGCTCGGCAGCTACATTCTCACCAGGATGGCATTTCCACGAAGGGTTCAAAATCCATGAGGGATTTAGTCAAAGACTTTGCCAAGCTCGAAAAAGAAATCACCGCATACGTTAAAATGCGGCCTGAGTTCTATTTCAAGTCTGACTGCTATAAGAAACTTGTGGCTCGGTGCAACCGGCTTGATAGTTCCTGGGACATGGAGCTGGCCGGGACTCGCAGACATCAGCGCAAGAACGAGAGCCGTACACAGTTTCTCGGACAGTTGGCTTATCCGCTTGTCAAAGAACAGATGTTGATTCGTCGCTCAATATTTACCTCGAACTTCAGATCAGATCCAATCTTTAGTCTTCGGGCAATCGGGAACACCCCGAAAGAAAACGCGATCAACATGCAGGATCTACTCGAATCAAACAACGAGCAGACCCGATTCCGGGCAAACACCTTGCGGCCCTCGATTGACATGGTGTCGAAGTGGGGGTCGAGCGTGATATATACCGAATACCTGGAAGACCAGGAAAAAGGCTGGCGCACGGTTGCCGACCCTGTTTTCGGAGCACAGCGAGTATTCGGGATAGTCAAAAACACAAAGAACGCTGTTTGTTATCCGCTCGACATCAGAAACTACTTTCAAGACCCTCGCGTTGTTGACAACAATGAATCCGGGTTCCGTGGTCACATCGAGAGGCGGCGGCTGAGCTGGTTGGTTGCGAACTATCAGAGCAACCCCGACAACTTCATCAAAGAGAACATTGAGCAGGTCATCAAGGACGTGAAGGCAAAGACCATTTTCAAGGATAGGAATTACACAGACCCGCAGGGGCGCAGCACGGTTCACGACTTCGACCAGATCACGGTAAATGACATCATGCGGGGCCAGTTCCAGATCCACATCGACGGCAACGAGGACGACGAAACATATTACACGGTGTGGATGATCGGGGATAAGATTATCCGGTTTCAGTCCAACCCCTACGACATGAACCTGAACCAGTACACGGTTCTGACCTGTGAACCCCGTTATGAATACTGGTGGGGAAACACACCGGCTGAAGCCTCGATCCAGAACGAAAATTCCATGAATCTCCTGCTTGGCATGAGCCTGGAGAATGCGATTGAGCAGATGAAACGGTATGTGTTTTACAACAAAAACGCGATCAATCCGAATCTATTCCAGGCGGCGGCATCGAACTCCAAGATCCCGGTTGATGTGGCGAGGGACGTAAACCTGAACAATGTCCTTTTCCAGTTCCAGCCGCAGGACAGCGCGGCCACCTCGATCAACGAGGCCTATCGGCGGATCATGGAGAATAACCAGCGGGTATCAACGACCCCGGATCTCAACCGCCCGCCCGCATCCGGTGGGGCCTCGAATAAAACGGCTTATGCTGCTGACATTATGGCGAACGTCGGCAACAACATGGACATGGACATCCTCGAACAGTATTCCTACTGTCTGGCGAAGGTCGGGGAAAAGCAGACGATCATCCTTGCGCAGCACCTCGGCAACTTCGGGCCTATAATGATCAGACCGACGAACACGCAAGATCAGCGCATGGTCGAGAAAGTGAACATCACCGGCAACTGGTTGGTCTACATGGAAACCGCCCTTCAGCGGAGCAATTCGTCTGAGATTATGAGATATCAGAATATTGTAACGTGGTTGCTCAACCTGGTCAACAGCGGATTGCCGATACAGCCGAATTTCGAGCCGCTGATCAAACACACCTTGAAGATGGGTAAATTCGCACAGGTCGGGGAAGTTCTGAGCGACCAGGAGGCAATGGTTCAACAGCCTGGATTCGTGCCGACACAGACCCAACCGGGGCAGGAGTTGGCAGGGGCCGGGCAGGAAATGAGTGAGGCCGCATGATCAAAAGGTTTTTGCGCTGGTTGCTTGGCGCGACTGTAGAAACAGAGAAAAAAGCAATACTCGCCGAGGCTCGCGAAATTCTGGAAACGATGAAAACACGAGCGCGCCGGGAATATGTTTTCATTGAGCGGGCCGACACGACGGCAAATTCGTTTCTTTACGGGATTCAGCCGCTGTTTAAGAATAAGTACGTCAAGGCGTGGCTTGCTCAGCACCGGGAACAATGCCTGGAACTGATGAAATCGGCGATGGCGGTGAACGACAATGAGAAGGTTTTGCGCGGCATGGCGCAGATCACGATGATAGACAGCCTGTTCCTCGACCTGGAACAGTTTGAAGAAAACTACGAAGAAATGCTCGAAAGGATAAACCATGAGCGAGACGAGAACGAATGAACTGGTGATGAAATACGCGAAGAAATTCGCAAACGCTGAATTGCTCAGCTTCATCAGACAGGCAGAGAAACATAAATGGTTTGGCACCCTGTACTATCACCCGGAGCGGCGAGCGGTTGCCGAGTTTGTATTTCAAGACGGGATCTGTTTGCGGTGTATCGAACCAGAGCAGGGGCAGAATTGCACATTTAACAAATCGGAGAAATTTTGGTGAACCAACCAACAGGAGTTTCAATGTCAAGCAAAAAATCAATCCACATCACCGAAAACGATGACGGCACATTCCAGGCATCCGTCGATTGGCAGGACAAAAAAGGCGGCTACCAGTCGAAGTCTTACAGCGCGGATTCCATCGAGAGCGTGCTGGCAAAGATCGGTAAAATGAAAAGCGAAAAACCGGAGAAATCCGAAAAAGATGAGGAACCCAAAGAGGCAACAAAGAAAGGCCGTGACAAGACAATGGCCGGACTTTTCAAATAAAAACCAGTCATACCTTAACCAAAGGGGTGAACAATGCCTGAAGTAACTGACGTTTTAAACGAGATGAATGTGGCCATGCCTGAGACCTCCGAACCTGAAAACACGGACGGAGTGGAACAGACAGATCCATCGGATATATCAGAAGGTGCCTTGAATGCGAGGCTTGAAGGGATTCTCGATCCGCAGAAGGAAAAACCAGCGGAAGAAAATACTGAAAAGTCTGAGACACCCGAGAAACCCGCAGAGGGGTCGGACAAGGATAAACCCGACGAAAAGCCCGACGAGTTTCTAACCGCATCGCGCAGCGCGCTGAACGACGAGGACGGGAATATTTCGAGTGAAAAGGTGCAAGACCTGTTCCTGAATACAGGGAAGTCTTTTCTCCAATTCGCGGAAGCCCCGAAACCTGACGTACAGAGCGTTGAGCAAAAAGAGGACGTTGTATCCCCGGAGACTGAGTACATCAAAGCGGTGGACGAAATTGTTTCCAACTTGCCTTCCATTTTAAAGGAAGAACGAGAGGCGGGGATCACACCTGAACAGACGATACAGAGATTAGCTAACACGCTCGGTGAATTCGTATCGAAACGGGACAGTAAACTTGAGCTTGCGAAAGAACGGGAGTCGTTGAGAAACGAATACCGCTCCGACATTGAGAAGCGGCGGGAAAAAGACATCGACGCAGCAATCGACAAGAATACCGCTGTACTCGGCTCGCATCTCAATGATACCATCCCCGGCGTAAAGGGTGTCGACGTTCTCAACAAGTTCCTGCTGGATAAAAAGTATGGCGGCAAAATGCTGGACATGCTGTTCAGAAAGGAAAACCCTGGCTACGATTCTTTGAAACCGGAAGACCAGAAGGCCACGATAAATAAGTGGTTCAGGGGCTTCCAGGCCAACCGCTCTAATATGAGCATGGTTGCAGAATATGGCCGGGCCATGTGGCTACTCGAACGACTGCCGGACGTTGTTGAACATGCAAAAGCTATCGGGACGACCCTAAAAGAGACTGCTGGCGAGTCGAAGGGGACGAAACCAAGCGGCATGAAATCGAGCCAACCGGCGGGAGGCATGAGCAAGCGCATGTCTGAATTCCTGGGTTACGATCAAGTAAATTGAAAGGATAATCGAAAATGGGAAATACAATTTCTTCGACAATGATGTCGCATGAAGCTCCAGCGACCGATATGCTGGCACAGCGCGAAGTAGGGGACGAGATTCGATATCTCGGTATCGGAAATTCCGTCCTCACCGCAATGATCGAAAATAGCATGTTCCAGGATGGAAAGCGCAAAACCTCCAAAGGTTTGATCGGCAAGCGTTCCGTCAAAAACGTGCGGTACGAAATGTTCACCAGGTCCTATCGTCCGTACAAAGTCACCGTTGCCAGCGGCACCGAGGTTGAGTCTTCCGGTGTTACCCTGGATGATGACAATGGCCTCATGCCCTACATGACCCTGTACAATCCCCGCACGGACACCCGTTGCCGGGTTGAGAGCGTTTCTTCGAACGTGATCAAGGGCGTGACAATCGGCGGGACGACCTTTGAAGCGGCAGCGGATGACGAACTCATCGTTGGTGCCCCTGCAATGCCAGAGGGTTCCACATCCTCGATGGTTGTGAACGGCAGCGATGACCAGAATTTTAACATCCTCCAGTTTTCGCGCTGGTCGGTGTCGATCTCCTGGGTTCTGGAAGCAATCAAGCAGCTTGCCGGTGGCAATCGTTTCACCCGTGAAAAAATGTACATGCTCTGGGAAGCCCTGGCCGACATGGAGCGTACTTTCATCATGGGCGACTATTCGACCGACGTGGCAACAAAGAACACCTCTACGGGCGAACAGACCGGATACACCGGCGAATTCCCCACGACTCGGGGCCTTCTGAAGTTGGCCGCGAACAGCGTGAGTGCCGACGGCGCAGGGAACCTGTCCTGGATTCGCAAGAATCTGCCAGATGCAATGGGTGAGACAACCAACGACAACGACATGTACGTTGCTCTGTGCAGCAACGAACTGTTTGGTCGCCTGGTTGACGAGATGGACGGGAAATATTCGGTGGATGAGAGCGGCGAGCTGAAGGTTTTCGGCATCAAAGCAACCAAGCTCATCACCGCTGGCCCGACGATCCAGCTTGTGAAACACAACATGTTCAATGTTGCCGGAATGAAAAACAAGCTCCTGGTCTTTAACCCGGCCAACATCGGATACGTTCACCTGGAAGGTCACGACATGGGACCGAACAATGGCATCCAGACCAACGCGACCCACGGGAAGCAGGATGAAGTCTACGCGTACTTTGGCATTGAGACCAAGGACGCGGGAAAGAGCATCACGCTTGCCTCGAACATGTACTAAGTCTATCAATGAGGGGTCGGAGCTTGACGGCCCGCCCCTCACCTTAACTGAAGCGTAAACTCCTAAAAAGGAAAGTCTGATGAACAAGATTCTTTTCGCAGTTCTGGCCGTGGCTATGTCCATCAGCGCCGCAACCATCAGCGCACCAACATCCTACGGGCAGCTTGGCCCCTGGGTGATTGATACTGCATGGAACGCGGATGCTGCCGACACAGTGAGCGGTGCAGACACAACAGTTCTCTCGAACCTGACCAAGCGTCGTTTTGAACCGGGTTACGAATACGCCATGATGACCTCTTTCTCAATTGAGTCGGCAGACACAATTCGGTTTGAGGCCCTGAGTTATGGCTGTTGCGGTGACACCCTTTTCGACGTGACGAGCTTTGATACTCTCATGTCCGGGCAGACAGACCGAATCTCCCTTATGCCGATTGGTCGTACTTCACTTGGTTACAAGTACACGATCCGGGCAATCGGGTGGATTGAGTCTTTGCTGACCACGATTGAGCGTATCGAAATCTGGAAACGGGAACTGAACTGACTTTAATGTGGCGGGGGTCGATTGGCTCCCGCCATAAAAACCTTATCCAAAGGAGATTGGCAATGCCTCCGAGAAAAAAGAAGACGGAAGCGGCTGAAGTCACCGAGCAGGTGCAAACACAAGAGCCTGTCGTGGAAGTGGTGGAAGCTCCAAAAACTCTGCCAGTTGAGAAGTTTTATGCCAAATATGCGGTGTACAACTTCTGTTACCCGGTCATCGGCCCGGATGGAAAGCGTGTTTACAGAACGAACCACACGACCGGGAACCTTGTATACAACAGCGCGGGCGAGCCGGTCCCCATTATGAAAATGGAGCGGTTCAAAACAGTCCAACCGAAAATGAGCAAAGGGTTTCTTTCGGTTGCTACCTTCAACCCGAACACAGACGACGCGCAGGAACTGGCACGCGGTGAGGCATTGCGCAAGCTCTCAAAGCAGTCTGACATCGCAGTTTTTGACGAGGACACCCACGAACAAAAGAGCAATTACGACAAGTGGGTTGAAAAGCAGCGTCGGATCGAGGCCGAGAAAACGGCAAAGGCGAAGGACGCAAAGATCGCCGAGCTGGAAAAACAGATAGCCGAAGCGGAAGGAAAATAATACATGTCATACTTTGGCGACACCTATACGACCAACATTAAACCACAGCTTCAGGATTGGCTGACAAATACCGACGCGTCGAAAAACGTGTCGGATCTTCCTCTCGACCTTGCCAATCGCGCACAGAAAAACTTGTGGGCCAAAAAAGCATGGTCGAATCTGATCGTCCGGGTGTCGCTGAGTTTGACAAATGCGAGTTATACTTTCCCCGCCGACTTTGGGCGCATCGTCGATATGTGGGCCGACCTCGCAGGGCAGGGGGTGGCTACATATTGGTTTTACGAGGCCGACAATTACGAGAAAGGTTATCGCCTGGATGCAGGGTTCACCAAAGCAGCAGGATATTCCCGATCAATTACCTTTCATTACGCTCAGCAATCGTCAGCATATATGCGATATCAGAAAGTCCTTTCAAACTTCACCGGGGAAGGGACTGAATACAGTTATTTCCCCGCGAACCTCGTCCTATTGGAAGCGCAGAGAATAAACGCTCTTGAAAAAGGGAACATGAAAGAATTCTCTGCGCTCTCAACGTCGTTCAATGAAGTTTTCCAGGATTTTTCGAATACGACACAATGGGTTAATTACGATCCTTCACCAAGGCTGAACGACCGACTGGGCAATGAAATCTACACGGAGAATTATTCTTTGAGTGGTGAGTCCTCCAGACCGTTCAGCGTACAACCGAACTCGTTTATTGTATGAGCCTAAAAGCCGGTAAAAAGCCAGACGTTATTCCTTTCGCCGATTTCACAGGTGGGGTGAACCTGAACGACCCCGCCATGTCTTTGAGCGACAAGGAACTCGCCGACTCCCTGAACGCCATTTTGCTTGCAAACGGATTCAAGCGGTGGCCTGGGGCCGTGAACCTCACGTCCAAAGCTGCGATCACCGATTATCTGCGGGGCATGTACACAAGTACAGAGATTGACGGCACGCAATATCTTTATATTTTTTTCGGTGAAAAGGCTTATTCAATAAACAAATCGACCGGGGCACTCACCGAGTTGTACACGCTTTCCGGGGACGGGGAAGTCTATGGAAGCACGGCGCACGGGACTTTCTTTTTTGCGAACGGCACGGATGTTGTCAAGATCGAGGCCGAGACTGCTTATCGGGTAGGAATTGCGGCCCCAACCGGCGTGACGGCAACCGGGGCCACTTCAGGCGGGAGTCTCGCGGATGGAACCTATAAACTATACGCATCTTATGCCAGGCGGGTCGGCGGCGTTGATGTTCTTTATTCAAAGGGGCAGGAAATTGCAGATGTTACCATTTCCGGGGGCGGCGGCAGCGGGAAAATAACGATTGCAGATTTTGCCAACAGCTCTGACGCACAGGTCGGGAATAAGGTAATCTGGATGACCGGGGCCGGGGGGTCTACTTATTATCTTCACGACTCGACCGGCAACAACACAACGACAACCTGGGAGATCACATCAAATACGCCTGAGAGCAGCACAACCACATATGGGACATACGCATCGGCAAACGACCTCCCTAAGTCCTTCACATTCATGTTTGAGTTTGATAATCGCTTGTGGGGTGTTTACCAGAACAAGGTTTATTATTCCCTGAAGGGGGCCACGGCCTACGATCTTGAGATATGGAGCGCGAACAACTACATAACTTACCCGTTTCCGATCCGCTCCCTTTTTGGCACCGGCCCTCACCTCTGCGTCAATACGAAAAACAATGGGGTCATTATCCAGCCGAACGCTGATGTTTCGGCAAAGTACGAACATTTCGAAGAAAAAGACAGTTTCCGGTTTATTCGGACGGTGGCCGATTGGAACGGAAACAAGATCGGACTCACGAAAGAACGGCTCCGGGTATTCAGCAGCGAAACCCTGAAGTTCGAGCCGTGGGATTATGGATACAACATCAGACCAGTTCTTGATATGGTCTGGTCTCAGACTGACACGAATTTCCATCCCTGCGGGATTGTCCACCGCCGCGAAAACAGGGTCGAATATTTGCTCAGCCTTCAGAACACGGCGATTAATGAGGTTTGTAATAATCGGACTTATGCACTTAATCTGAGCCGGACGTATTTTATCGACATCGACCGAAATAAGACACCCTGGGAGATCGTCGGGCGCGGGTTTAATAATGTGGCGATTGACGACGACAACACGCTTTTTATGGGGCAATCGTTTGACGGCAGCTCCACGGTCTACAAAGAACTCAACACGGCCACAACGCAGGTAGGGATTTACGGGGACGCGGGGACATACATTGACACCGCCGAAGACATGACCAGTTATGTGACCTCAAAAACGTTCATCGAAAACATGTTCACCAAGCAGATCATCGAAGACATCCGGGCCATGTATAAAACCAAGGATGTCACGACCATGCTGCTTTCCATTCAAGACGGTGGCACGAACACGGTCGAGCAGGAATCAGACCAGGTGTCAGCCGGGCAGTCCTTATGGGGTGTTATGCAATGGGGCGTTGATAATTGGTCGGTTGAGGGGTTTGTTCAATACCAGTTTAAGGGGAAGATGGGGGTTTTTGGGTATACGTGGAATATAAAATTCTCCCAAACAGCAAATGATATTAACATGCAATTATTGCGGATAGATGTTTTAACCACCAACGAAACAGGACGTGGAATATGAAAAAGGCTTTTCTTGTTGTTCTTCTCGCTTTTGGTGTTGGATACAATCTGACAAAGACGAGCGTACCATTCACTTTTGTGGATTCAACCGCTGCGGTGGCCTCGGAGGTCAATGCGAATTTTGACACCCTGGACAACACGCTTGATAAAGTGATCGACACGGTGAATACGGCAGTCGTGAGGTACAGCCCGAACTCGTCAACGACTGACAGCACGGTTCAATATATTCAAATTGATACAATCCGATCCAACCCGGATGTAGACACTATTCTGGGCCGTCCACATATCGACACGGTTGAAACCGATTTCATCGTTGTGAATGACTCGGCAAAAATTACCGGCCACGTGAAGGTCACGCAGGATGTGACCGCTGACAGCCTGGTGGCTTCAACCGGGGCGCGGGTGTCAAATGATTTGACGGTTGCCAACGACGTTATTTCTGACAGTTTGATCGGGTCAACAGGGATCAGATCGGGAAACGACGTTCTGGCAGATGAGGACGTGACCGCCACAAACGACGTGACGGGGGATTCTTGCATCGGGACTACGGGCATGAGAACTGGGGGAGATATTATTGCAGGGGAAGACGCAGAGATAACGGACTCAGTTAAAGCGGGTGGGGCCGTGGTCGCCACAGGAAATATTGTAGCCGCAAAATTGAACACCGGCCAGGGCGACAATGAATTGTATGATATGGATCAGAACGTTCAAACGACCGATGCCGTTGATTTCGCCACGGTGAACACGGGCCAGGGTGATAATGATCTTTACGACATGGATCAAGATGTCCTCACGACAAGCGACGTAATTTTTGATTCGCTTTCTCTGACTGATGACCTGACGGTTCTTACCGGGAAGATTCTCGCCAACCGTTTGCTCGGATTTGGACAGGCTGGACAGGTCACGCTTTCCACGGATACCGCGACCATAACGGAGACATTTTCTCGTATAGTTTCCGAGACCGGCAAGGTTGACACTTTGCGGATGGCAAAGGCTGGAGATCCCGCATATTCAACAGGAGACATGCTTATTCTGGTCGGGACGGCAGGGGACAGTATTGTAATTGTCGAGCAGGGGGTTCCAAACGGATTCAGGGTTTCAGGTTCTACCCGTGCGCTCGAAGATAACGACTATATTATGTTTATTTATCAAGGCGGCCTATGGGAAGAAATTTCCCATTCGGACAATTGATATGAAAAAACTTTTTCTCATCCTTGTTGTTGTTGCTGCCGCATTTGGCGGGATTCGTGAGGTGTCGCTGACACCGCAGGACGGCAATCTGGCCGGTAAATACAGCGACGGTGATGTGCTTGTGGCTCTTTGCAATGCAACGAGCGGGGCTTTCACCGTGATAATCCCTCCCCCGAACTCGGCAAAGAATGTGTCGATCCACCTGAAGAAAACGGACAGCACTTCCAACGCGGTTTCTTTGCGGTGTTCCGATTTTAACAGGTTTAAGATTGACAGCAGCGACTCGGTGACGCTGAGTAATCAACATGAGTCCGTTAGTCTACTTCCGCATAGTACAGGGTGGTACAAAGAAAATTTTCCAGTTTCACTCACGGGCGATTCGACATATTTGCCAGCAACTTATATCGGATATGGAGCAACCGCCGATACGCTGACCGGCGACGCTAATTTGACTTGGGATTCCTATGGTCAGATATTGTCTGCATCAAATATTCTAATTGGTAATGGCGCGGTTGGTGCTCCGAGTCTTGCATTTACAAGCGAGACGAACTCAGGTATTTGTTTTATTAATGCTGATGATTGGGGGCTGGTTTGTGACGGTGAAAACCATATTACATTGCATAATGGCTCATTTGCCGACAGGTACACGCAGTTCAATAAAAGAATTCAAGTTAATACCGTAGGTTCGTCAGAATATCCAGCGATAGGGCTTAAAATAGATGGCGAGTTTGATAATGGATTCCAGACTGCTGGTATCGGTGGTGCGACTGCTGGCAACATTTCGTGTGTTATACGAAGTGTAGGAATGGCACAGTTTTATCGAGACGGATCAGATTACCAAATCCGAATCAGAGAGGGTACTGTCAATGCTCCTTCTTTTTCGTGGCTTAATAACAACACAGACGGAATGTATAGTATTGCCAGCAATTATATCGGCTTCGCCTTGAACGGCGTTAAAGAGTTTGAAATGCAGCCTGGTGGTCATTTTGCACTTGTAGGCGACAACCAGGAGATACAGTTTGGTGGAAGTTATGACTCCAGGATTTACGATGACGGGTCTGATCTGAATTATGATTGTGATAAGCTGCTCGCAACCGGCAGGACCCATGTGTTTTCTGGTGGAAATGTAGTAACTGACAGCAAGTTCAGGGCATCCACATCATCATATCGGCGGTACTATCATTTCGATATAAACGCTTTCAACCCCGGACTGTCCGGGGCGACATGGACAGCTCCAGACGGAAATACACTCGGCGGTTATAAACTGGACAACGCCGGTGAGATCCTTTACGGGAAAACAGAAGTACACTCAGATTGGGACGGGGCAAGCGATGCCAATATTGAACTGTCTTTTGAGTGCAATGTAGACAATTCAGGCGGGAATGCTTCTGATTCCGTCAGCATTAAAATCGTGTTATATTATAAGGGTGCGGGTGAATCTGTAAACAAATCTCAAACGGTAGAGGTGCATACAACGATTGGGGCTTGCGCTCAGTACACGCTTTTCCACGCAGACTTCCCGATTGATTTCGACGCTTCGAGTAACGAGCTTGAGGTCGGGGATAAAATCACAGCGATTATAAATTTGGAAACAGACACGTCCATCATTGATAATATAATTATAAACGATGGATCGTTTTATTATAACAAGACACACGCAGGGATTGAAGACGGAGATATTTAATTTCAAATAAATCGAGAGGGTAAAAATATGGCGACAGTTACATCATTAAAACCGCTGAAGGGAACTTCCGGGAGCATGACCACAACCAAGGCCCTGCCCTATGTCACGGACGGCCAGTTGTTACCGGCTAAACAGCCACAACAGCCAATCCAAACCTCGAATTTCACGCCTGAACAGATCCAGCAGGGCACTCAGGATGTTCTCGGGACAGCGCAGCAGCTCGCCACTCAGAAAGCCGTACAACCAAACCCGATTACAACCCAACTACAGCAGCGCACGCAGGAGCTTTTACAAAAACCTGAGATCACCCCATCGAACTACGTGCAGAGCCAAGTTGACAAACTGGCCCGGACTCAGTCCGACGCTTTTAAAACATTCCAACAGCAATACGCTGACCGTGCGAATACCGGGGCAGTCCGGGAGGGTGCTTTCAACCTTGCGTTGCAGGGGGCACAACAGAGATCAGAACTCGAATCGGGTCTGGAACTTGAAAAGGCCCGCGCCGACAGGGAAGCACTTCTGCAGGCTATCGGGTTCGGGCAGGACGTGGCAAAGACCGCAAGCGGCCTGGATACGGAAGCATTTAATCGTCTGATTGCCACTCGCCAGGCCGGGGAAGGCGAACGGGCGCAGACTTCCGGGCAGGAATTCACAAAAGAGATGACCGCCATTGACCAGGCTTTCCAACTTGATTACCTGAAGGAAGACCAGGCGGGCCAGCAGGTACTCGCACAGATCCAGGGCAAGATTCAGAAGGGCTTGCAGCTTGACGCGCAGGATTTTGCCGGAGCACAGGCGGCTCTCGACCGGGCGCAACAGCTCGCAGTCCAGGCAAACGACATCGAAGGCCAAAAAGAGATCACCAGGCTGAAGGGTGAAATCGACACCATGAACCTACAGACTCAGATCGAATCGAATGAAAAGCTCGCGTCAATGGATATTGAATGGAAGCGCGAATTGCAGGATTCGGTCGAAGCTCTGACCAAAGAGGGATGGACGCACGACGAGGCCATGCAGCAGAACACGTTTGCCTTTGAAGCACGTGAAAGCGCATACCAGCGAGAACTCGAAAGGGATCTGAGTGCTGACGAACTCGGGCTTATGGCCGAAAGGCTCTCAACGGAAACGAAGCTGGCTTATGACCAGATGACATCTGAGGAAAAGATGGCCGCTGCCGCGCTTGCACAGGGCAGGGAGATCGAGGACGACCGGATCAGGCTTGCTTATGAGCAAATGACAAGAGACGAAAAAATCGCAGTCGAACAGCTTGCAATTGAGCGGGACAAGGTGGCGAAGGACTACGCAATCAATGTGTCAGACCTTGCGCTGAAGGGTCAGCAGATCGGTTTGCAGTCACGCGAGATTGATCTGATGGAAAAGGAAGCCGCCGACAAAATGGAGATCGCACTTGCTCAGCTCAGCCAGGATTCGACCGATGCAGAATGGAGAAGGTATTTTGACCTTGCGGAAGTGATGAGCGCAACCCCTGAAGGCGCACAGATTGCCGGTGATCTTATCGCTCAGGCAGCACAGAACGCCGGTATGGATGCGGGCCAAATTGCACAGAAAATGAATGAAGTCGCTAACCTGGACACCTCCCCCGGCTCCGAGGCATACCCGCGGGAATTCGGGGAAAGTTCCGGGGACTTCAGCAGCAGTATTCAGGAAGGTGATACAGTACGCTTTGCATCTCCAACCGCATCGGTTGACTCTCAATACAATATCCCGATTCCGCAGGGGACATATAAGGTGAACCGTGAGACGATAACCATACCACAAGAAGCCAGGCCATATGATGTTGAGGGTGGGGACATGCATCTCGACGTTCTTGTATATGTTGGATCAGACGGTAAAAAGTTTCTTGCCGACAAAATATTAGATGATAGAGCTGACAGACAAGTAAAATACGCAAACAGTCCTGAATTTAATGCTTGGCTAAGACAAAACAATATTATGGCATAAAGGAGCGATCATGGCAGGAGAACTTTTTACAGACAGACTTTCGAGACCGCCAGCGGGGTCTTTTACCGGTCTTGGTGCAACCATCGGAAGCGTGGTTCCAGGTGTAGGTACCGCTATCGGCGCCGGGGCTGGCGCGGTCCTTGATATTGGCGGCAAGTTCGCACAGATGAGGGGTGAGGCCGCCGCCGCTGAGGAAGAACAACTTCGATACGAGCAGGAATTTGCCCTCACCGAAAGACAGCAAAATCTCGAGGAAGACCGGAAGCGACGGGCAGAAATGAGGCGCAGAGTCCTCGCTGAAGCCGTGGCGCGTTCATTTCAAGGAGGCGTATAATGCCGAGAGACACAGGAGCAAAAAAACTGGCACTCGGTCGCTTTCTGAGCGGAACCGGGGAGACATTGAGCGGATATTCAAAGATGCTGCGCGACGAACCCGAGAGGAAATTGAGACTCGGACGGCTCCGGCAGGAAACGTCGGCAGGGGATATTGCGTTGCAGGAAAAGGAAAGGCAGATGCAGCAAGCGGCTGAAGGCCGTACAAAGCTCGGGGAATTTGGAACATTCGCAGGAACCAAAAGCCTGAACGATGTCAACATGCTTCCGACCACAGAGGAAAAGCGGGCAAAGGCGAGCGAATTGAGGCTGAGCGAATTTGCACCTTATGAGCCAGCGGTTGAGTCCACATTGAGCGACCTGGAGAGGGAGGAAGGGGCAGAGATCCAAAAAGAAAAACTCGCAACCGCACAGGATACAGCACGGGAAAAGAAGCTCTTAAAACAGATCGAAGATGCTGAGGATGCACGGCAGAAGTCGTTTGATAATGATTTAAAGGTTCGGTCGCTTGAAGCAAGGGAAACACGAAATGAACAGCTACACGACGAAAGATTGCTTGGAATCAAGCAAGCAGCAAAACAGCATTTTCAAACCAATATGAAGGTGCGGGCAATGGCAGACGCAAACAGGTTTTTACAAATTGCTCGCGAGGCGATAGATAAAGACGACATTGCCTCTGACCAGTTCCTCGTAAAATCTGTTGAAAAACTGGTTCAGGATGGTGCTGTCCTTCAGGGCGAAGCTGATGCCTACTCAAATGCAGGAAAGACACTTGGTAGAGTTGACGAGAATGGAGTCTGGAGGGCATTGGTTGACAAATCAACAGGCAGAATTCCGCCGTCTATCAGAAAATCAATGGCCGATTTCGCGGAAAAGATTTACCGTAAAAGGCTTGAGACCTTTCGCGAATTTCGTAATGGTCAGGTTGAATTATATTCTGGCCCAAACTTTGGTTTTCCGAAAGAAGAAGTCGAACAGCTTTTTGGTGACATAAAAGAGGTTTCCCCGCTGGCAAAAGAGAGTAAGGTCGGGAAGTATTCCGGGACAGTTGAGGAGGTCGAATAATGCCAAAAGTGTGGACATTTACCGACCCGGACACGGGGCGAAAACTCAGGTTCAGAGGTGAAGAACCGACAGAAGAACAGATCGACGCTGAGTTTGCAAAGCTGAAATCAAAACCAACAGAGACAGAAGACCAGGGCGGCGGGATCTTGTCGAAAGCAAAGGAAACCGTTTTCCCAATGTCAACCGAGGCAAAGCGGTCTGGAAGTGGTCTTTTAAAGCAAAACCTGCTGGCCGGTGCCGATATCCTCAGCATTCCAGCCCGTGCTTTCGATGCCACCACAAAGAAAGTTGGGAAGGTTCTTGATGTTGGAGCCGAAGCAATTACCGGGAAAAGACCTGGATTTGAGGCGGGGGCGCCGGGATTTCGTAAAGCAGTATCAGAAAAAGTTCCAGAAGGCCCGCTCCGTGAGAACGTTAAATTCGGGCTCGAGGTGGCGACAGATCCATCGACTTATATTGGTGCCGGAGCCGCCAGAAAAGCCTTTACCGCTCCAGGAAAACAGGCTCTAAAAGACGTGGCCGAGGAAACCGCGAAACGTTCAAGCCTGTTATCAAAAGCCGGTGGAAAGGTTGAGGACATAGGAAAAAGCTCATTGCGTTCCGGCATGAAAATAAAAGACGTGACCGCAAAGCGTGCTGGCCGGACAGTTGAATCCGGGGCAAAGCGTATTGTCGATAACATCTCAAAGTATAACGTTGAAGGCTCTTTCGATGATATAGCCAAGAAAAGCACAAAAGAAATCAGCCTCGCGAAGCAGGCGGCAGATGATGTTATCGCAAAAGCATCCGATGACGTATTAAGCAAGACGGTTGATGTTGAAGAAGTGATTCTGGATTTCATGGAAAAGGCCCAGGCTGAACAGCTTGATGAGTTCTTTGGTGAGGGAGAGCGAGCGGCAAAAATAGCGAGCGAAATGTTTGAAGCACTCGAAAAGCGAGGACTTGCCGGGGTCGTGGATATGACAAAAGCGAACCGAGCGAAAAAGCTGATCGGCAAGAAGGCATTTAAAAAGGGTGTTTTGCAAATTTCAGAAGATCCAGTCCGTGACAGGGTAAAAGAGTTTTTGAACCTAAAAATTCGCGACGAGATGGAAAAGGTTATTCCTGAAATCAGACAACACAATCAAAAAATCCACGATCTTATTCTGGTTCGACAGGCATCGGAGGAAGCAGCCAAAAGGACAAAAAACCGCGACATCTTCCGACTGACAGAAAAGGGCCTTTTGCTTGGTAGTGGCGGGGCCGCAATAGCCGGAGAACCCACAACGGCGATAGCAGCCGCCGGTCTTGCTCTTGCCAGTAAAGCAGCAGGAAAGGGAAGGGGTGCCAGCGCATTAATAAAAGCTGGAAAGGGCATATCAAGGACAAACCCGGCACGACTCAAAGCTGGGGCCGGTACTCTTGGACTCGGGCTGACACAGAAAAAGAGAAGCGAGCTGGAAAGATAATGAAACCATACAGCCTATATTTCGAATACACGTCTTTCGGGTTTGGCGATCTGATTCTATTTTCAGGTGAGGATCAGCTTTTCGCGTGGCTTGCCAGATCCGGGAACGTACACGACAACAGGCTGAAGGACGCAATCGAGCCGGGGGATTATGAAATGATCTCGGCCCCGGTCAAACCGGCACCAAGCGAACACAACTCCATGTTTATACATGGCCTCGGCGGTCACGGGTGGAAATGGAGGATCGGGGACAGCTCGTTGCTTATTCACCCGGACGGAAACAAGCCCGGTACGATGGGTTGTGTGGGTACGCAGAACACGAACGCAATGGGCCTATATTATTTCGGCATGTGGCAGTTTGAAATAAACCCGGATGCGGTTATTCCTTTTAAAGTCAGGAGGTCGGGAATATGATAAGCGCTATTAAATCATTCGTGACAGATCCACAAAATTTTATTGTCGGCTCGGTTATCATGGTCGCGATTTCCTACATGGCTAAACGGCTCCCACGAAAGAAGGTTGCAAGCCTAATGGAATCCGCAAGGTTCTGGTGCGAGGACACTTCAGAATTCATCGTGAAAAAAGCGACTTCCCCGGCAGCGTTTATCGGGACTCAGCTTTCCAGAAGGATACTGATTTATATTGGCAAGAAGTCCGGCAATGCGTTTGAGGAAAAAATCATAATTACCTTGACCACGTGGGCCAAAGAATTATATATGCTTTTTTTAGAGGCATTTATCAAGCCGATACTCTTAATCCCGCACGCATTTATCGAAAACTTTGAAAAAGGACTTTTAAAAGATAACCAAAAAAAGGAGAGCGTATGAACTGGAAACGTGATTCGATTGTTTTTGTTTGCGTGTTGCTCGTTGGAATTTTAACCGATTGCTCTAAAAAAAAATTATATGAAGACACTTTGGAAAACGCTATATCGTCTGAGCCTGAAGCCGTTGTACCGGCTCCACAGGTTGAAAAGGAAGTGGAAAAACAGGAGTTCGAGGTTTCGTATCCGTTCCAGATTTATTTCGACTTTGACAAGTGGACGCTCCGAGAGGGCAGCATGGTCGAGCTGGATAAAATATACAAAGAGATGATCGACAAGCCGAACTCCAAACTTTTGATCGAGGGACACACATGCCGGATCGGAAGTTTTGAGTATAACATGGCCCTGGGTCAGCACCGTGGACTCGCGGCAAAGCTCTATCTGTCAAACCGAGGAATCGACGAAGACCGGATCTCTGTTGTGTCAATGGGCGAGATGGAACCGCAGGGGCCGACGCTCGCTGATGACCGGAGGGATGAATTCACTTTCACAATTCTGGAGTAGGTGAATTATGAAAAAACTGGGAAAATACATCCTTAACGTTTTGATCGGACTTGACCAGCTCGGAAACGCGCTGACCGGGGGAGACCCGGATGAGACGGTCAGTTCCCGCATTGGAAAGATTAAACGTCGCCACGGTGGATCAATCCCGTTTTACAAACCAATCCCGGCAGTCATAGACAGGTTTCTTGAACTTGTGGACGACAACCACTCAATTGATGCCATCGAGGAAGACGAAGGAAAGGACAGGGTGATCCCGTGACCGGCATTGAAATGGCTTTCTGGGGTGGGATCACTTTGGTCCCGGCAGCAATCGCAGGCGGGGTTTCATGGGGTCTGGTAAAAGGCAAGATGCTTAACCTAATCGACCATGAGACACACCGGGAAATATGCCATAAGAAATCAGTCGAAGTCTACGCGAAGTTTGATAAATTTGTCGAACAGCAGGGAGAGATTCTGCGTGCAATTGGTCGGATAGAAGGGAAGCTCAATGGTCAATCCAGAGGGTAAAAATCTTATAAAAAAACTGATAATAATTTCAGCCATTTTATTAATGTTGTGCCTATTAAAAGGAACAGGTATTCACAATGAACTCAAGGAAGCGGCATTCTGGATTTGTTAGCGACTTAATTTTGTTTGCATTCATGGCGGCGATCATGGCCGGGCTGTTTTTTAAAGCTGGCGCGGCCCCGGTGGACGATTCGTATATTTTTGTTTCCATCAATACAGAAGGCAAGATCATAGACTATATTGATCCCGCCGCCTGGGGGCAGAATGGAGAATATATTTTAAGAAATGTTAACCATGCTTTTAAATACATGCCCGTTCCAAGGAAGGACTTGGCAACAATTAAATCCGTTGTTGAAGACACAACAGATAAATATAGAGTTGATTATAATGCGATGGAAGATACATTAGCAGATGATAAATGGGCCGAAAACTTCCATGATGGAAAATCAGAAATCATCCTACCAAAAGAAAAAAAATATACTGACTTGATAAAGTTAAAATCGGCAGTCAGTAATCCAATAATTGAAGACAGATTCACATGGTCAATCGGTGATTCGACAGTTGGAAGCGGTGGTTCTTATGCGACTCTTGCAGTGGCCTGGGATGACGTAGCCGCTACGTTTACTGGTGGATGCACTACCACAGTTGTGTCAAGTATAGAAGAAGTGGCAACAGCGCGGATTACTGAAAACAATAGCACCTATGATATAATTGTTAGGTCCGACTCTCCGCATAATGGCGATGTAACGGCTGGTTATTTAATTAGTGTAAACATTGGTAATGGTTATTGCTTGTGGTTTAATAATTCTGGCACCGGAAAAATAGTTGTCCAAGATTTAAGATTCAAAAGAACGGGCACACCTTCTTCAAATTATACTATGGTTCTTATTTATCAAACGTCATCTGCAAGTGCTATAGTGAATGACTGTTTTTTTGATGGTAACTCGAAAACTGAAGGTGTGGGGTTGCAATTATCTGATGCGTCTACAAAGTATGAAGCATATAATTCTGTTTTTTATGATTTTATTGGAACCGGCGACGGAGCATTGCTTCTGAGTGTTATTGGTGGTAGTTCAGAAATTGAAAACTGTAATTTTCATAATTGTAGTTTAGCTGTAAACAATGGCGACGTAGCAATGGTATTTGATAACTGCCTGTTTTCTTCTAACGATGCTAACTTTTTAGATAATACAAATTCAATATCAAATAACTGTGCTACCGATGCCGTAGCAGTTGGAGCGGCAACGGACAATAATGCGGTAACTGAAATTACCATTGGTGACGAGGTTGTAAGCACGGACAAAACAAGTCCGTACTTTTTAAAGTTAAAAGACGGAAGCCTTGACGGTGCTGGCGGGGCTGCATCAATTACAGAAAACACCCTTGGTATTCGCGGAAACACTATGGCTTCCCCGCCGTCAATCGGTGCTGATGAATTGTGGGTGGCGACTTACGATACAAATTACTCTGACACAATTTATTATGATTCTGTTTGCGTAGGAATCCCTGACAGCCTACAAGCAACACAAGGAGACTCTGTGCGTGCCGATTCAATTAACTGGACAGACACTATAACAACAGTTACCTTTCGCGAGATTGGCGATCTGACCGTTTATGACGCTCTCGGGTTTTGCCCGTCAGATTCAGAAGTGTTCCGCATGATGAAATTCAGAAAGCGGTCTTTTCGGAATCAGCCTTTCGACAAACCGGAAAAGCGGCTCGGTGAGGCTTATTGATTTAACCACTTAATTCTGTCAGGGTGCTTGCATCGGTGGCTCACTAAACCAACAAAGCAATCTCTGTCGCCATCCCAATGTTGACATTTTCCATGTTGTGAATTTTCTTTTGTGGCGGTTTCGTGTCCTGCGTGCCATGCCCTAAACACAAACCCGTAAATGGTGGTTTCATCCAACCCGGAACATTTTAAATCGTTCCAATATTTTTTAAATTCTTTTTTAGCGTCCATTAACGCCTCCCCGGTCTGGTTCCCTTCAGCACGACTTGCCGCAGCTTTGCCTTTTCCGATGCTGTCATAACCTCCAGCGCGGCGGTCAAGTCTTTCAGCCATCGGTCAAATAGAATCGACATCGCAAACCCCGCTGTCTTTCTCTGCTGAGTCGTTTTCATACAGTCCCTCCTTTATTTCCTTGTCTGATAATTTCCCGTCAAGGATCACCTCGGATTTTGTCGGAAGCATCAACTCCGGGAATTTCCTGGTCATCTTCACATCTGACACGGTTTTTCCGCACATGATACCGAGAGTCACGGCGATAAAAACAATAAAGAAAAATTCAATCTGGCTCATAATTATTTTATCGTTGTTGCACTTCATTCTTTATCCTTTCTCCGGTATACCCCGTATTGACCTTCCATTCTCACCCGGTGCTCAATGAGTTGTTTTTCCTTATCAAGTTCCAGGTCGCGCTCCCTCATTTTTCCGCCTAAAATAATGCGGTCGATCTCGTTGGCCCTTCTCGCCATTTCACCGAATCCGGTCGTGTCAACGGTTGTGTCGAATATGCCGCGAATGTGAGGCGTGGGTTCCGGGTAAAAAACCTGTTCATGTTGTGCCGCTTCCCATCGGTCGTATTTGTCGATAAAAATAAACCCCGAGGCGATCACAAACAGGAAACCGGCAATCAATAACATGTCAGATTTTTTCATTTTGCACCTCGTCGTGCCACATGAGGAAAAGCGCACAACAGACAACACTTGCCAGATGCGGAAGGTTTGAATCTTTGTCCAGCTTTTCACCTTTGTGCCATGCGTTCAGGTGCCGATGGAGTGCGGCAAAATATCTGCGTTTGGAATCCGGCACTTTCTGCCAGTTGTCGTCGTCATATTTTTTCGCTCCGTGGGTCAGCACCTTGACCACTTCCTCGACCTGTTCCCACGGCAGCAGGTCCCAGCGCGGTTTTTCCTGGTCGAATTTGCGGCCCAGTTTCGGGTCTACTTCTTTATCTTTCGGATCTTGAACAATCCCAAGTGTTTGCGCGCCCAACAACGAAAGACATCCCATTTTGTGAAAATAAATATCCCCGCTTTTCATTAACACTCCGAAAGAATCATTTTCTATTCTGGCGACAATCCCAACCTCTCCGGCCTGGTTTACAGCCCAACAGCAGTTTTGGCGGTTCACGATAACTTTCTCACCTATTTTTGGCATAAATTTCATTTCTTCCATCCTTTCGTTGTGTTCGTTAATTCCGTAATTGAATAGACGACCGGAATTTTTAGTTTTGTGGCACACTCGACCTCATCATCCGCACCCTTAGACTGCCCCGGAAGCCGCAGGAGAACATCGCACCGCCTTATCTTTTCCACGTCTATTGCCATCCAATCGCAATATGGTCTTGGTTTGTGGATGTGCTGAAAGTGAGTCAACAGCGGGAGAATGGGGCAGTATCCCATATCCATGAGCTTGTCGCCCGTTTCGAGCTGCGCCCTGACGTTCTCGCCAGTATCTCCTAATGTGTATGGGCTTGCCACATAGACCATGATCATATTTGCCCCCTGAAACGAAAAGCCTTGTATGCCTCCGCTTTTGTGTTATTATAGAAATAATCTTTATGTTGTTTGCAGCAAAAAAGCTGATTATATGTTTTTGGCAGGAATTCCCGTCTGCAGGCTTCCAGTTTGCAAACCCTCAAGCCATTTTCAGGCGTTTTAAGCGGGGGCCGTGTCTCGATGCCCTCCGCTAAGGGTTGTCCGTGTAACGCTGACGAGGGGGCGGTTTCCGTCGGTTTGGCTTGATTTTGAACCTCTGGCTGTGGTGCCGTTTTGTAGAAATACCGAGCAACCCGCTTTCCAGACCGCGTTTTTACCATTTTTTTATCAATATCGTGGTCTTTTTTCAGCTCGTTTATTCGGCCTTTAAGGTTCATGCACCCGAACAGATCCAAGGCTTCAAGTGCGGTCAACGTGTTGCCCTTTTTGAGATATGCGAAAATTTGATCGTTTTGACTCATGTTTCCTCCTTATTCCCTTACTGCTTAAATAAATTTATCTGGTTAGGATCATTGAAAAAATCATCCTCAAACATTTTAAACATGACACACGTTCCGTCCTGTTTTACCAGATCGTTTAGTATTTTGCTGGCAACCTCGTTATTACAGGCATCATAATTGTATTCCATTTGAACCCCTGCAATCGGACACGGCTTTTCTCCATACTTACATTTAAGACATTGATTATCAAATACTTCGCCTTCTGTTCCGTTACTGAAATAAGCCATTCCTCACTCCTTTGGTGGTTCTGATAGTGGTTGCCAATACAAAAACGCATTCACTTTGTGTCCAGATATATCTCGAAAACACTCTTTACCCTTTGCGTTCGGATGATAAGACCCATAACGAACCTGAGTGTATACCCATTCCGTTACATATTTGTGGGCGCATAAAAACCAGGTTCCATCTTTACTTGGCAACCGATCCTTAACTGAGATCCAGCCTTCCTTCCTGGCCGGTTCATGGGAACTGCTGGCAGCCGCAGCCAATTCCTGGGCTATAGGCTTCCATTGTTCATCCTGTATTTTAAGAGTACGCGGGAAAGTAGCAAACCATTCAAGAACTTTCTGTATTGCTCTATCTAAACGATCATTCATCCCATCACTCCTTGTTACTGGCCCTCAGGCCAGACAAAAGCGTCTGCCTTTCCAGTAAAAACCGCCAACGCTTCCTTGATCTTTTCTGGAATTGATCGATACTTCCAATTGACCGGTCTTGCAGGAACCCATTTACCATTAATCTCTGTATACACCGAACACTTAAAATCCTGCAACTCTTTTAACGTGTAGAGCATCCCATCACTCCTTTATTTGTTAGAAATAATAGGGTATTTTTTCTAACTTGTTTTAACCGGGGTGGCAGTATTCAAGGCGGCACTACTCACCTTCCGCACCGTTGCCGTTCGCGGCTACCACCCCGGCTTGTCTTTTTATAATTCCCTTATTTGCAAATTCTATTCTTTCCAGCATAGCAAGACAAACTCTCAGATCGTCATGGTCGTCCCACCGAATACCATCTTTTAATATTGAAATGGCTTTTCGTAGTGTGTCAACTCCATTCCAGGCCGGTTCCTTCTGTTCTATCCAGTACCATCCACATTTTTTATAACCCATGTGCTTTCCACGTTGACAAAAATGATCCTTCAAGGCATACTGGTAAAAATCACATCGAGTACATCCTAAATCCTCGCCTCTAAAGTGCTTCATTCCATCACTCCTTTAATCCCCTTCAGCTCCATCATTTTAATTTTCAAGTTCTGCACACTTGTTTTAAATCGGTTATACCTCCTTGTCTGTAATATTTGATAATTCCTCGCGCCGACATGCTTTTCAAACCATTCGCAGAATTCAGACGGGTTCTGGTGTGCCCAAAAGTGACACCCTCCGCAGAGACATACCGCGTTTAATGTTTCCCAACGCAGCACCTTTATTTTCCTGCTGTAAAAATGAGCGGTCTGCATGTGGCCGTGTTTGCGTCCACACTTCTGGCATGTGTATTTGTCCCGTTCACGGACGATGAGAGAAAACACAGTATCAAGCCTTTTTATGAGCCGTTTCTTTTCGAGTTGTTCAGGTGTCATTGTTTTGAACCCTTCCGCTGTCCCGTTTTTTGAGATTCAAAAATCGTTTTTTGCTGGCCTTGAATAACTTCTTTTTTTTCGTGTTTCTTTTTCCCCGCATATCCTTGACGTGGAATTTCCTGTGACACTTGAAGCATTGTGTTTCCAGCTCGTTGTCCTGGTATTCCCACGGCGCAAGACCTTTCCGGTAAATTAAGTGATGCACCTGTATTCTGATTCTCGATCCGCACTTGACGCATTTAAATCCATCCCGGTGCAGAATTTTTATCCGCTTTTTTTTCCATCTCGGATCTTTAAGCTGCTCGGTATATGTTGTTTTTCTTATTGTGATTCGCACGGGTTATTCAGCCCTTCCTTTTTAACGTCCGACGCTTTGTGAAGTGCTACTCACTATCACGAACACCGCACTTCCCGTACATTGTTGACGTACATTTATCATGCCAAATAGCCGGACAGCCGATGGAGTAGCATTTGGGTGAAGGCTTTGCCGAACCACAAAGCGGTTGTTGTGGGATGATGGCCGGTTCCGAATTCTTGGCGGCGCGGTATTTAAGATATTTTCCAACGCCAGGGGTTTGTTTGTTTGCTTTCATTTTGCGCCGCCTTTCATAGTTAAAACAGATTGACACCAACCGTGTTGCGAATGGTGAAGTTTGCCCGTACCATTGCAATAAAAGCATTTCCATTTATTATCGTAATATTCAATTACAGGATCGCCACTGCAATAAGGGCAAATTTGGGCCTCCGCTTCGGAGCCACCATTCGCTTTGTTGGTGGCTGGCCCACCGTTCCGATCTCCCTGTTTTGGCGTACCTCTAATCCAAATTGTCGGAGCAGGCTGATACCCTTTAAAAACAGTATCAAATTCAATTTCAACCTTACATCCTTCAAATCTTTTACTCATCCATTGCCAAATACCGCACTCATCTGCACCGTTCAATTCGCACATAACATAATTATCTGTTGTAGATTTAATTGTCACGCCAAAACTCCTTTCATAAGCCTGTATTTCCGGCAACGTGTGACAAACGTGTGCCGTTAGTCGCACCACTCAAAACCACAATTTGAACAACGATATTGTACCCGATCGCATTTACAGTCAGGACATATTACATTTTCTAATGGCACACTTTGTTTGTTGGTGGCCTGTGCTTTTGTTCCGATGTCTTGTGAGCGTAAATCCTTAATTCGTGAGCGCAACTCTTTTAATTCTTTTGCTGCAACCGAAAGCGGGACAATAGAAACCAATTCATCAAGAGTAATAAAATGACCGTCTTTTATTGTTACTTGAATTGACATTTGCGCGAACTCCTTTAGTTAAAAAGCATTGACACCAACGTTCGATGTGTTATGCAGTTTTAATTGCATAACACATTTGTTGGTGGCTGTAAAATTTTACCTTCATTCTTGCGCGCCTTCTTCGATTTCACAGAATAGACCGCAATCTGGAAAAATTTCATCTTCAAATCGCCCACGTTTTGGATCAAGCTCATCCAAATAACATTCTTTTAAAATGTGCGCCCCAATGTCTCTCTCAAGGTGAGAACGAAAAGCAAACACAGCAGGGAAATGGCTCCTAATCCTGTTCCAATAACCCATCCCCCCTCGTAAGCATCCAATGCAATTATTATTCCGAAAACCGATACGGTACATAGCAGGACGTAAAATACCAGCGTGACGTAAAATACCATGTCCCTCACCTTTCGTTCTGTCATGTAGTGGAAATAAGTGGTTATGCATCGTAATAGATTCTTTAATGCGCTCCATTCTGTTTTTTTCTGTTCCATCAAACCCCCAAATGTAAGTGTGACAACCAGGGTTTTTTTGCTCCCATTCTTTTCGCATCCATTTTTTTAACCGAAGTGAACACGCCGCGCCAGCGGGACCATTTAAATATCGAACCGCACGACAAACCGTATCAACGCTTCGATATGGAGACTTATAAATCTCAATTTTTTTTTCAAACCATTTTTCACAATCTTTTAAAAAACGGTATGTATCTGGGTGCTGGTCTTCAATGTCGAAATATATAATACGGTCAGGGTTTGCCATTTTTGTTGCCACAGCGCTTGAAACTCCTGCGCTAAACCATGATATTTTCATATTTGTCTTTCTCTTTGCTTATGCGCGCTATTATTTAATTCATTCCGACAAAATTTTATTGACACCAACGTTCCCGCGCATAGCCGATGCGGGTTCTACCGTTTTGGCTTGCGCGTGTTGTGTGCCGTGTCAATTTTTCCTTCCACAGCTTCAGGCCGCTCGTTCCAATTGTACGCGGCAGACGGTTCATCACCGAACATGTGGTCAGGCTCGTCACCAGGCAGATACATTTCGCCCAAAGCACAAAAGCATACTTTATTAGTACACGCCACGTAAAAGTGGTCACGTTCGTTTCCAAATATTCCAGCCTTACCACCGCAGAACGGGCACGGCTTCAACTTCGGTTTAGCGGCCATATAATAATCCTTTCAGAAAAATTGACATTGCACACAACGTTTGATAAAGGGTGAAGTGGGGCAACGCGGGAACTATCCCGGATATAGCACCGGGTTGCGCTTAATGACACCTGTCCCATTAAAGGTAGTCCCTGAGGTGTATCGTTGCCACATTTCCACCCTTTATTTGTTATTTGTGCTGTGCCCTCTTGCTACGCTTCGCTGTTTGCCGATTCCTTACCTTCTTGCCGCGCTACTTCAACGCAATATTCACATGGGTGAACTTCAACGCAAAGATCATCTGCAGAATCTAAAAAAACTTTTTCAACATCCAAACCTTTTCCGCATCCAGCACATTTAACTTCATAAACAATTGACATAAATCCTCCCTTGCGCGGCTATTATTTTAAAGGCAAATTGCAAATAACTGTCCGCGCTATTGTGCTGGCCGGTCTTCCGGCTGGCATAATGGCGATGTTGTAGGCTGTTCGGCCACCGCGCCAGGGACGGCGCTTTCTTGATCTTCCACAAAGCTATCCAGTAAAGAAATTAGACAGACATCGCAAATATCAACATTCTTCCACATGTGGTTCCACCTACCGTTTCCGGTAAGGTATTGCGCCGTTAACCTGAATTTTTTATTTTCCCTCTCAATGATGATTGTTTTTTTATCGTTGATTACAACATCGCAGATATCACAATGTGTTTTTTTCATATATAAAACCTCTTTCCGCACCTCTTGCACGTTAAAAGTACCATGTGCCAAGGCTCTCCATCGATTGAGTCTGGATAATCATGATAATCATAATCACCCATGCTTGCAGATACTTCACACACCACTGTTTTACTCAATCTAAAAAAAGCCAAAATCTTTTTTATCATCTCTCTCCTTCAATTCTCCGGCCCACGGATGGGCCGGTTTTGGTGGCCGAATTGCCGACAACGTTTTACGAATGGTGAAGTTTGCCCGTACCATTGCAATAAAAGCATTTCCATTTATTATCGTAATATTCAATTACAGGATCGCCACTGCAATAAGGGCAAATTTGGGCCTCCGCTTCGGAGCCACCATTCGCT